CCCAGTAAATCCGAGAGATCCAGTATAGCCAAGATTACCCTGTGATCCAGTATAGCCAAGATTGCCCTGTGACCCAGTAAATCCGCGAGATCCAGTATAGCCAAGATTACCCTGTGATCCAGTATAGCCAAGATTGCCCTGTGACCCAGTAAATCCGCGAGATCCAGTATAGCCGATTGGGCCACGTATTCCCTGAGATCCAGAAAACCCAGTGCCAACAGATCCAGTAAATCCAGTGTCACCTTTTATGCCTGCAACTCCGTCTAAGTTTACATCCCATGTACTATATGTGCCAGATCCAGTTATCGATGTAACATTAACTTCAAGATCTCCATTAACAGGATTGTAGCTAACTACTTCGCCTGTCATAAAGTTTATGCTGTCAAATGATATAATAACTGTTTGAGAGATAGAGTATGATAAATCTTCGTCAACAACTAAGTTTTTTGTACCTGTGCTAATAGTAAGTGTCGATGAACTAGTTGTTTTGTAGCGGTCGCTGCTACTACCAGTATCACCTTGTGGTCCTTGTGGACCACTAGTGGTTACCCATTGTTGACTTGTTCCATCATCATAATATATATTAAGAGTCGAGTCAGACGTATTAAACCAAACTTGTCCGTCTACTGCATTGCTTGGCTCTGTATCAGAGGTTTCGGCTCCAAGCAATGCAGTTGTTGACGTTAATATTTGCCATGTAGAACCATCAAATATAAACCTATTAATCTCTTCAGAAACTGATAATACATAGTCATTAGTCTGTCCTTCGATTGTATTCCCGTTGCGTATTACTGTAACATTATTAACCGCTACATTGCCACCGTCGCCGATAATAACAACACTACCCGATACTGGTGCAGCCGGCAATGTAACATTAAATGATCCAGTAGTAGTACTATCAAGTAATAATGCATCTCCGGAAATAGCAGTATAATTGCCAGTTATATATGTCCAGTTTGAATACTTTCCAGAATTAAATGTGTCAACATAGTTCTTGGTAGCAGCATCTTGCGGGCCAGTTGGCGGTAATACATTAATAATTCTTGAATTAGTTACAGAAACAACCCCAGTGCCGTTAGGGTTGAGTACAATATTTTCATCAATCTCTGATGTAATTGTAACACCACTAATATTTAAGTCGGCAACATTTATGCCGTTTTCAAACGTTGAAATGTCCTGAAATGTTTTAAGTCCATTAATAACTTGGTCACCTGATGTTCGAATAACAGTGCTATCAACGCTAATTGAATCATCGTTATTAACTTCTATGCCATTGTCAAAGTTTAACCATTTTCGTGTACCAGAAATATCTGATGCCGGAACACTATTTTCAACTGTGGGTACTCCTAAGTCTGGCTCGGCATTTTGTAGATCTATAAAATCATAACGGTCTGCAGAGGCATCTGCAGACGGAGTTTTTTTAACTTTATTACTTAAAAGTTTTAAATTACGCATTAAGCGACTCCAGTACACTCAGTGTAATTTTAAATGCATTATCTGACGATGCATATATTTTAATACTGTTGCCTTCCTCGATAATTAGTTTACCTGTAATTAAGCTAGTTGAATCGTTTCCAGGGATTGTAAATCCCTTTACTAATTCTGTATCTGTATTAGTCGAACTGTTAAAATGTGTAAAAGTTATTTCAGCACTTGACGTAGTTATGTTAGCAACTTGTGCCATTAGAACAATTCCGGTGTTTCCTAGTGGTGAACTATATATTATTTCGTTAGCAGTTGTTACGTCTGCTGTTATAGTTCTAAATACGTTAATAGGTGATGCCATTATTATTAATCCTCAATTGCTAGTATGTATGGTGTTAGCACAGCAAACAAACTTCTATCAAAAGTGTCGCCTTCAATTGTACCTGTCGTTCTATTTATCGTTAAGTCATCACCGATTCTAAAATCGCCTTCCTGATCTGTACCAGTATAGTAGACTCTGCCGCCGTTTTGTTGTATAACTTGATTTTCTAGAATTGGCCGTCCACCTTCGTACGGTAATGCAGCGTTAACGTCTATGCCGGCGCCGACCCACTCAAATGTATGTCCGCTTGCAGTAATTAAACTATACTGATGGAAACTAACTGAAGATCCTGATATAATGTCGTTGGTATCAAGTGGAATAGTTTCATCAAGTGTTACCTGACATACATATCCGTTATCAACCAGTCTAATTACAATGTCAAACAACTCCTCAACTTTGATCACTTCGGTAGCTGTAGCAGGTGCAATCGAAGTATCTTGTACACTTACGGATTGCAGTGAATTAACTGTAATGTTAGTTATGCAATCAGATACAACATCTTTTAATCTTGCATAAGTTGCAAGGGTGACAGATTTTTGACTTGCCGGAATCTGTAATGTGCCGCCGCTATAATATTCATCAGCGGCATCAATTGTTTGACTGTTTCCATTGTATAATAAATCGTATGTAATTGCATCTATTATAAATGCAATATCTTCTTCACATTTTGCAGAATTGTATTCGAGTAACGGATAATATAAAGAAATAAATGCAGTACCCTCGTCGATTATAAATTGTTTGTTATTTTGCAAAATATCTCTTGACTGTTCTACATTTACATTTACGCCAACCGGCGCAGTGTAATTAATCGCAGGTGCTACACTAGTACCGTTAGATATAATGTTAATTAACATATCAAAACTATCCGAAATTGTACTATAGTCGCTAATAGAACTATCTATTAATTCTAGTATTTTTATCTTAACGAAGTTAATCGCCGCAGTTGTTTCTGATAACTGATTGCCAATAACTTTTGCTGCGCTTGCTCTATAATAACTCTTTCCTGCTAATATAGTTTTATAGTTAGTATCAAGTGCCAAGTCGTCAACAACTGCTTGTATAATAAGCTTAATATCCCTTGCACACTTTGACTGGTTGTAATTGAACTTACTAAATCGAGTATTAATATAATCTATTGTCGCTGCTCGCGTGTCGATACTACTGGTAACTATTTCTAAATAGTCACTTTGTAATTCTGTCGGTGCCCACGCAATTGACGGATTAATTTTTGAAACTACTGAATCGGTATTACCTGCTCTTATAACAGAGATCACTAATTCTAATTTTCTTGCAATTCCTGTTGCTGTAACTGCATTTGATGGAGTTGAATTAATCACCTGTGATTCTATATTTCCAGTAGTTACCGAGATTGCCACTTCCTGTACAACATCGGTGATTACCGAACTAAGATGATCATAAGCTGAAATAGTTTCCATAACTTCGTCGGCACCTAGCTGACTTGTCCTGCCCGCAAAGTAACTCAATGCTACTGTGCGCATTGCAGTATTACCGCCATAAAGTGTATCGTATGTTAATGCATCAACAATAAATCCTACATCTCTTGCACACTTGTCTTCGTCAAACGCAAAGTCTGCAATTTCATTGTTAATCTCGGCAATAGCAAGTAACGAAACAGATGACTTGTTACCAATAATTGTTGCATAATCAGCCTGAGCAGTTGTTGCCGTCCAAGTTATTGAAGGAAGTTCTTTTTCGTCCAAGCCGGCAGCTGATCCTGCTTGTACAATATCAATGGTTATTTGAATTAATGAAGTTGCGTCATTTGCTTCATTGACACTTGCTGCGTCGCCGGTAATATCTTGCACACTGGCATTGCCAGTTGACACTACTACACTTTGTTTCTGTATGACCTGAGCAACTACTGTTTGTAATCTTTCAAATACTGCAATAGTCGGAGCCGTTTGACCCGTGCCGAGTTGTAATACAGCGTTATCAAAATAGCTCTCTGCGACAACTCTAGAAGCAGTATTACCACCGTATAATGTATCAAATATTAATGCATCGATTATAAATCCAACATCTCGACGACATGCAGCAGCGTCATATGTAAATGATAAAGTAAATGGTGAAATGTTCTCTGCAACTTGAACAGTAATCCATGCATCAATTTCGTCTTGCATAAAGAGTTTGTTTGCAACAAATTGAGAATTAGCATTGAGTGTATTTTCTGTTGCGTTAATCGGTAACGTGTTAACTGTTGTACTCTGTGCATTTGTGTTTATTATGTTAGTTATTTCATTAAATAACGTAGCAACTCTAATTTTGCTAGTTGAACTAATATTTAATGCAAGTATTGTTACTTTTACAAATTCTATTGCTGCTAGTGTCTGTGACAATTGATTAGCAAGTACTACTGCCGAACTTCCTCTTCTGTATGAAAGTCCTGCTGTGATAGAATTATGATTTGAATTTAACACAACATCCAGTGAAACAGCATCTAAAATTAATCCAACATCTCGTATACATTTTTCTTCATTGTATATATGGGGAGGAAATGCGTCGTTAATAAACGCAATAGTCTCTGCTATAAGAAAATCTTTATTTAATTGTAATAAATCCTTAGCATTAATAGTTGCACTATCTGCATTAGTAGGTTCCGGAAATGTTATCGAGTCCGGATTATTGTTTTCAAAAATGTCCAGCATTTCGTTAAATGATAGATTAATCCTTGAGGTTGCAGTAGTACCAACCTCAAGGGCAATTAAGCTATCTCTAACAAATTCAATTGCCGATTTAGTTTGTACAAACTGGTCTTGTTTTACTTTAAGAGAGTTTATTCTTTGATAAGACAAACCTGCAATAACCGAGTTGTAATTTGTTCCTAGTGCAACGTCCATAGAAACAGCATCAATGATTAAGCCAACGTCTCTTGAACATAGTACTTCGTCGTAAACAAAACTAGAAAATTGGTCATTTAAAAACTCAATAGTATCAATAGAAATTTTAGTTTTATTGTCGAGTATAGTTTGTCTTGAAGACAACGAAGTAGCATCCTGTGACGAAAAGTCTGGCTCATTGTTGTCAATAAAATCATTTATAAAACTACCATTCTCTATATAACCTGTTATAGTGTCATATAATGTATTTGTTTTAATTGTCATCTCTACTGTAGACGAATTAGTGCTAGTATCTTGTGTAGTAACTGAATTTTTACGCACAACTGTAATGTTTAATAGGCAATCTTTTGTAACTGTTCTAATATAATTATATACAGCAAGAGTTGAATCTTTTTCATCTTCGCCTAATTGCAGTGCAGTACCAAAATAATATTGTTGACCCGCTACAAGACTTTGACTGTTTCCACCGTAAAGGACATCGTATGTAATAGCATCAACTATATAACCAATATCAGTTCTGCATACTGCTTCGTTATATGTCGACGAGGGATAATTTTCGTTAATATATGCAATACCTTCTTCAATAATAAAGTCTTTGTTTAATACTAAAATAGATTTAGCTCTTAGTTCAGCACTTGATACACCAACTGGGTCGTTGAACTCTATTGTGTCGGCATTACCAATGCCATTGGTTACAATATCAATGATTTCATTAAGGTTAGATTCTATTCTTATATATGGAACAGTACCATTAGTTAGTAATGCTAGCATTTCTGTTTTTAAGAATTCAATGGCTGCAATTGTTTCCGTTAACTGGTTACTAATTAATCCACTTGCTGACCCATTATAGTACGACCTTGCTGAAACAATACTACTGTAATTAGTATTCATTACCATGTCGCTAGTAGCAGCTTTAATAAGGATGCCAACGTCTCTTGCACATTTAGATTGACTGTATTGCAATGATGGATATGTTGTATTAACATAAGCTACTGTATCAACCTTTAATGCATCAGTTGCTGCAATTATTGTATTTCTTGCAATCTGCAGGGACGACAATTGATTAGTAAAATTAGGATTTTCAACCGTTGTTTTACCAATTTTAACATCGGATGTTGTAGAAACTGTGTAATATTTTGATCCGTCGAATGATAATGCGTCTCCGGAGTTTGGACGCTTAACTAAATTATTTATTAATATATCCGAGCCACCAAATTTTGGTGCTGTAATTGTCTGAGCAACTGACCCGTAATACTTCGGAAGACTTACTCCATCGGCTTTTAATCCAAATGTACCAAACGAGCTGTTTGAGTTTGTTAATGAACAAAATCCTCCAGATTCGCATAGAATTGCAATTTCGCAACAAATTGTAAATACCGAAACTAACTGAGTGTTACCTAGGTTCAGCATGTGAATTCCAGTGCCGCCTTGGTTATATTGAGTAAATGCGTCAACAACCATAGACTTTAATCCAGTTGCATGTGCGCCGTCGACTCGCATACCAGTACCGGTAGTAGTGATAGACGTACAGTTTTGTACGTACGGAGATTTAAAAATTTGTCCAGCTGATCCATCAGGGTTAAATGCTACAACAGCTGCCGGTGCTTCGTGATCCTTAAAAGTGATACCGGCAAGATACGAACCGTTGTTTACCCAAAACATGTCTACCTTTGGTGAAGCTGATCGTATTATAACTGTACGTAAACTATCTCCAATGATTCCTACATCCTTTGGAACAATAACAGGATTTTCTAAAGTATAATCACCTGCTTTAATGTGCAAAGTTGCACCCTCGGGTACTTTGCTCAATGCATATTTAATAGATGAAAATCCACTGCCTATTGTTTTGCCATTGTTTGAGTCTGACCCATTCTTGGTAACATAAAACACATTGTCGGCTATGTCAATTGCATTAGTCCATTCGTTGCCTTCAAAATACTCAAATTTAAGCGTGTCTGTGTTGTATCGTGCCGATCCAGCTGCGGCTCTGAGAGGACGTAACGAAGTTGGGCCTTTGGGAATAATTAAAGATCCGCTAACATCAAGTGACACTTGTTGCTGCGATGGATCTACCTTTAGGCCACTTCCTTTGATGTTTCTTGAGTTTGTATTTTGTGATTTAAGTAATCTCATTTTATACTTCCAGGTAACTTACTGATACTGATAAATTAGTTAATTCTCCAACTAGGGCCGGAAAGGCAACAAAACTTAATTCTTCTCCTTGGTCAAGAATAACTTTTTCAGTATCAAATGTAAAAGTTTCTCCTGCGACCAAGTCTAATGATCTTACTACGCATGTAACACTGTTTGATAGTGCCTGACCTGCTTTTCTAAAATGCATATCAAAACTTGCAGTATTTGCACTAGCGTCTCCGGCATTTGGATCATACGTGTTGCATACCATGATGCTGGTAATAGCAAATCTTTTATTTGCTGGCACGCCGCCTACAAATAAGTCTAACCGAGAAGTAGTTAGTTGTGCATTTTCTAGTGCCATTTTTATTCCTTTATAAAACCATACTAAACAATAATGCTCTATTTCTAGATATTAATTCGTCAGTATTTGCGTCTTCGTCTATGTAGTATACTCCTGAGCCGCCCTCAGATGGTGTGTTAACGTAAAAACTATGACCGCTAACTGGAGCATTAGGAACAGTATCAACCCGTTCAATTTCTAAAATTTTACTGATCTTAATTGTACCTTGCCCGGTAACAACTAACGTTATTGAGTCGTTTATGTTAGAAGTCTGAAAAGTTGTAACTGTTCCAAGTGATACAGAAGTTTCTGTAATCGTTAATCCATTAACTCCGTCGACTTCAACATCAATTTTGCTAGGCGCGCCCGACACACTAAAATCACTTATTTCAATTTTAGTGTCGCCTTCGACAATTTTATTTTTAAAATCTTGTGATGTAAAGTCAATTATTGCTTTAACATTTGGAATAGCATCGTCATCAATTGGTACACCAGTGTTTTCGTCATTAACATAAACAAACACTTGCTGTTCGTAATCAGTTGTTCCTGTTACACTAACAATACTAGTACCGGAATTTATTAAATATAAATCTTCGCCATTGGTAGTTATGCTACTGGTCTTAATACCTATTAGATCTCCTAATGTGTTCTTAAATTCAAAATTTCCAAGAACAGTAGTACCATCAGACGGGTCCATCCATCTATTATCTTCATTAAATAATATAACAGTATCAGGAAGTGTTCCTCTGTCAATTTGAATACCCGAGGTATTTAAACTAATGCCGCTGCCAGTTTCTCCCTTGTTAATATGAACTATATTGTCAAAAATATCAAGGTTTCCAAGAATTTTTACTGACCCAGCAGCACCAGGATCAAGGGCGATTTCGCCGCCGGTATTAATTTTAATCTTATAGTAATCGACTCCGTAGTTTGTTACCTTACTTAATGCCATCTCAAGTCACCTATTATATTGCAGTCAGAACTAGAATATTAGATGTTGAATCGTCTTGAACTTCCCAAGTATAACGGTTGTTGTCAAAATCGATCATGGTTCTGTTATGAAATTTGCGTATGTTGACACCGTCGCCGTTGCCGCCGATGTATCCCTTGACAACCATTTCGTTGTCAGATGGAATGTCTTTGTCAACTAGAACACACGAACCGGAATTGCCGTCGCCGCCTGCTAGATCATTAACTCTAAATTTGGTTTCTGATCTTTGTGAAAGAATTATTCCGGTTAGTGTAACGTCGTTTGTTCCGATCTTAACCGTTGCTGGAATTGTTCCATCGTCGGCATCATTTGTAGTACCAAGATATTGTTTGTTAATTGGACGTCCCATTTGTTTCTCCTATGTTGACGTTCTAGGTCTACGCGGAGGGTATCCGCATAAGTCTGCTTGCGCAGCACTAGACACTTATATTTATCAAAAGAACAGAATAGGTAGTCAAGGAAAAAGACTAGTCCGAATCGGACTAGTCTTTAATAAGACAGAGAAGAAAAAGTATTAAAAACTGGCTGATCAAAGTGCATACAGTATACGGTTCGCTAGGCGCACCCACTGTGGCAAAAGTCAAAAAGCAAAAAGCATAAGGATCCTATTTCCAGCCAGCAATATGCAGGCACAGTTAAGGCTAATAAGTGGCTGGGACACAATCTTGCTATGATCAAACGATCTTAATTGAAAGTGTATGACCTCATACATGGTACCGGTCTTCTTTTATCTTTCTCCTCTGGGTAATTTACGCTTTCAACGCATAATCACCAAACTGTTTACAGGATACCAGCTGCTGTAAGTGCTGGTACACTGTCTGCGTCAACTTCAATTTGAGTCTTCACATTTAATTCAAGAAGTGTATCTTGTAACAAGAGCTTTCTCTTTTTCATTTCAGCAGCCTTCTTGCGGAATTCATCAATTTCAGCTACTTCGAAGATCGAAGTAGCAACTTCGTCTTCATTAGCGCTTGCAAAGCGGTAAGTATCGGCTGAGCCAGATTCTCTGCTTCTAATCTTGCCAAGCTTGCCGCGCATAACTTCTGCAGCAACACAAGGCTTTGATTTTGACAAACGTGTCATGTGCCCAATTTGTTTTTCAAGCAATGCTACCTCTGTAAGTATATCGTTAATACCTACAGCGGCGTTTGCTCTAGCAACATTGCGTCGGATATCATATAATGCTGCAAGCATTACTTCGCGTGTTTCTGAATTCTCAGTGAATACAATTCTTGCCGCTGCAATTTTTTCATTTGGCTTTTCAAATTCATTAACACTAACATTTGTGTCAAGATCCAAAGCAGTAATTGCTTCATTGATTGCTGCTTGTACAGCGTTTGCCTTGCGTAGTGTAATTTTCATGTGCCTATGTCTTCCTTGTTGTTATGTATTTAATATAACATCACATGCAGCAAAGGTCGACCTCTTTAACACTTAACCAAGAGAAATATATTTTTAAATTATGTCTAATTATTTTTATAAATTTTATTTAATGTAGTTAAGATTAATTTGATTTTTTGCATACTCAATGTTATAATAAAGTTAAATACAGCTAGTTATATAACAGGCTCAAAGGTATATAGAACAATATGAAACTTCAATTACAACAATTAATTAACCAATATCCAAAACACTATACTAGAATGATTAAAAAAGATACTAATATTAACAAATTTGTAGAAACATTTATTGGAAATACAATTGCAGAAAAAGCATATAATGCATTACACAATCCTATAACACAATGTCCTCATGGCCAGCAATATAAATTTAAAGGAATAACCCAGGGATACTCCTTTTGTGGCAGGGCAAATGCGTGTAAATGTGCTAGAGAAAGTGTTTCTCTAGCAGTGTCTAATACTAAGAAAAAGTTTACCGAAGAGAAAAAACAACAAATACAATCAAAAAAAATTAATAGCTTAAATAAAAAATACAATGTCAACAACGCAGGAAAATTAAAACATGCTATACAAAATCATGCAGACTTTTATAATAATTCCGATAACGTAAATACAGTTGTATCAAAAGTACAACAAACAAAACTTATCAAATACGGAAATTCTAATTACAATAATCCTGAAAAAATTAAACAGACTTTTAAAGAAAAGGATACTGTTTTTTGGCAACAGCGATTTCCTGAAAAAGATATTTCAACATTACATGATAAATTGGCATTAAAAAAAATGTTTGAAACTATACCCATTACTGACATTGCAACAACACTTGGCGTTCATATACAAACCGTTTATCAGTACCTCAATAAGCATAAAATTAAAAGTCCTTACCAGAGCTCGTATGAGCAAGAAATAGTATTGTTTTTGCAGAGTTTAGGAATTACAAACATAATACGCAACACACGGAAACTGTTACCTAGCGGCAAGGAAATTGATATTTATTTGCCGGACTACCGTTTAGCAATTGAATTTAACGGAATTTATTGGCACCACGAAGATATAAGTCACATCACTCGGTCTTATCACAAAAACAAGTTTATAGAAGCCGAGTATTTAGGAATACAGCTAATTACTATCTTTTCAAACTTTTGGAACACGCGCAAAGATATTGTAAAACAATCTTTAATAAATAAACTAGGCTTAGATACTCAATCGATTTATGCCAGACAAACAGTAGTCAGACTGATATCTGCAAAACATACAACAGAGTTTTTAAATAAAAATCATATACAAGGATACACGCCGGCTTCGGTATGCTACGGATTATTTGATCATAACGATATATTAGTTGCTGTAATGACGTTCTCGCGTTCACGCATTGCACTAGGCAAGCAAACTCGGGGATTTGAATTAGTAAGATATGCTAGTGCGTTACGGGTAGTTGGAGGCGCAGGAAAATTATTAGCAGCATTTTGTAAAGAATATCCTGATCAAGCAGTGTATTCTTACAGCAACAACGAATGGAGCAACGGCAGTTTGTATAAAACACTTGGGTTTGATTTAGAAAGAGACATTGATGTTAGCTATTGGTATATTCATCCAAGAGAAGAAAAACTAATGCACCGGTTTAATTTTTCAAAACAAAAGTTAATTAAAAAAGGATACGATAAATTAAAAACAGAAAAAGAAATATGCAAAGAAATTGGGTTACTTAAAGTGTGGGATTGCGGCAAGCGGCGATGGATGTTAGAATCTAGTAATTCACGAAAATCAGGGTTATAAGCACAATAATTCAAAAGAAAAGGCCCCAAGGGGCCTAATCTTGTTTTCTTGTTGCTACGTTTAGCTAAAGCTAAGATTACCAGTGTTGACTCCAACAACACCCAGGTAGTCAGCTGCGTTACCAAGTGATGACGCAGTGTTAGTTAGTTCTACATAACCATACCGTGTCATAAAGCTAACCACTGGCTCGAATGTTTGTGGATCAAGCACAACGCCGGAACTCATTAGTGGAATGTATGGGCAATAGAAGGCCGCTGCATCTGATTCACTTGTTCCTTTGTAGCCAATGATCACATCATCTGAAGTTGCATATGTGTTGACATATACTTTCATTGCGTTGTTAAGAGTACCGACCATTTTAGTGTTGGTTGGTGCTTCAAATGTGCCTTCGGTAGTACGAGCAAATGCCGAAGTAGTTGCTGACTGTAGAAGTGTAAGAACAGTTGGGGAAACAACTGCCCAGTTACCTGCACCGCGACGAGTACGCTGAGCGATTAGGTTTGATACTCTGTTGATCTGAACAGCTAGTGCAGCATGCTCGTCACCGACAAAGGTAGCAGTACCGGATACTGCTGCTTGATCGTAAGTTTCTACAGCAGAACCAGCTAGTGAGCGCAGGCTGCGTAGTACTTCTTGATCAATTTCAGCAGTAATTTCTTGTGCAAGAGCAGCCATGATTTCTGCTTCTACGTCGATGCCATGCATCGCTTGTGCGTCTTGTGCAGCTTCAAAAGTCCAACGTGCTGATAGCTTACGTGATTTAGCTTCAACAGTCTGCTTGAGGATCTGGATAGACATCCTGTTACCAGCAACGCCTTCGAGCGCCGCAGTATTTGCCGGACGACCATTGCCAGTGCCAATGTTACCTGAGTAACCTTCAGCAATCTTGAATGGACTTAGGGCTTCTTCACCAGCTGTTACGTTTCCGCCGACACCGTCAGTGAAGCCGTCACTGTAACGCACACGTAGAGTGTGAATCTGCGATACTGGTCCCTGCATTGGCTGTACACCAACAAGCTCGTTTGCAATAACAGTAGGCATAACACGTCTAATCACTGGAAGGATTACACGGTGTAGTGTTGCGATATTACCAGCAGAAGTGGCACCGGCAGTTGCACTTTCTGAAAGATACTTACGAGTATTTTCCAGTGTAACATTCATTACTGCTTTTTTGTTGCCTGCAAGGCCTTCAAGAAGGGCACCCTTGGTCTCCTGCCATCTACTTTCTAATAGTTCTGACATTTTTGATTCTCCTTATTTCAATCCTGCAAGACGACGTATGTCTAATACATTTGTGTCTGCTGTTGATGTCATGTGTTCTTGTTTACGATTGCCTGTGATTTCTTTGCCTTCTTTAAGGGGTGCCTTTTGTCTTGCGCGAGGATGCCCATCTATTACAGATGGAAGGTACTTGTTAAACGAACTTTGCAGTCTGTTTGTTTGTACCGATTCTAACAAGTCGTTCATTATTGCCTTTTGACTCTTGTTTAAGGGGCCAGTGAGGTCGTTTAGTACTTTTGCTCTGTCTCTAGATTCAACTAGGTGCTTGACTTCGTTATTCTTTGATTCTGCTAAGTTCTTTGCTTTAACGGCAAAGGCTTTGGCTTCTGCAAGCTGTTTGTCTTTTGCATTAAGTACCTTTAGTAGTTTCTTGGTTTCTGACTTCTCATTTAAGTGACTGTTCAGATATTCACCAGCAAACGCCTCAAATATTTTACGACCAAAGTCGTTCATGCGTGCAACTTCGATATCTTCTTTAAGTTGAAGAATTTCGGAACGTAGTCCCTTTTCAACTGTTTCGGATAGTGCAGTTACGCTTCTGTTAATAAAGTCTTGCTTAACTTTAGCAAAGTGCGATTTGGATTCTCTTACGAGACGTACTTTAGTTTCTGCAAGGTCGTTTTTATCTTCCTGGAATTCAGCAAGTTCTTTTGCAAGTTGCTCTACAACAAAATCTTCAAGTACAGCAAATTTAGTTGCTGTTGTCTTTTGATCGTTGTGTAGTTCAGAAATTTCACCAGCAAGTTGTTCCATTACAAAGCGCTTCATTAATTTTGCGTCTTCACGCATCTTAATTGCATACTTTGCTTTAGCTTCAGCTAGCTGTTTGCGGTCTTCATTGAATTCTACCATTTCCTCTATGAGCTTTTCGCTCACAACAGTATCAATTGCTTCGATCATAGCACTTTTATCATGCTCATATTTCTTAGCAAATTCTTCACGAAGTGCCGTTGTTACCTGTTTGCGGTTTTCTACAACCTTAATGTCCCAGGCTTCTTGAATCTCTGATTTCATTTGCTCAGATATCGCGTCACTCTCTAAAAGGGCTTTTAGTGCTTCCATTATTTTCTCCTTTTAATTGAGTCTGTCTATTATGTTCAATAGACTCTCTGCAATGTATTTTTGTGCCTGTGGGTTGCCTGTTACTTCTTTACTTCGCATAAATGCTTTATAACCGCCTCGTTGATTCATAAGGTGCTCATAAATTGGTGTTGGGTATGCACCCGGAGCACTGGGTTGTGCCACTACATCAACAGTAATAATTTCAAATTCTGATACTTCGCCGCTGCCGTCTTCTTTAACGTTGCCACTTCCACGCGATGAAACACCTAGTTTAACACCCGCTTCGAGCATTGTTTGAACTAGTTGTCCCATCGGTGTAGGAAGTATCTTTAGTTTACCATAACCATTTGGGCCATCCATCCACATTTCTGTGATCATATGACTTAC